TCATGTTTAATTCACCTATCATGGCTTATCGGCTTTATCTTTTAATTCTAATTTAATTTCATTAAGAGCTTGCATAATTTCTTTGAACTGAATCGCAGTCTCGTCCTCTTTCTTTTCAAGAGTCTTTAGCCTAAGATCATGCTCTCTTAGCTTTATTTTCATATCGGTATAAAGGCGAATAGCACCGAGTCCGAATGCTATTGTTTGTATCCCTAAAACTAACCAGAAATTTGCTTCCATTTGCTATTAAAATTACATAATTTTTTACAATGCGATATATACCGCTTTTACTACTTTCCCGTTAAATGAGCTGCCAATACTTATAACAAAATTTGGCGATGTTCCAGTTACAGTGTAGTTGTAATACCAAGTGCCTTCTATGCCAACTGCTACGAGTTTAAAGGTAGCTGGGTTTCTACCAGTTATGTTACCGCTTGCTACGGTGTAGCTATCTACGGTTGTGATTTCAGTTAAAGGACCAGTTCCTTGAAGAGTAAAAGTATAAGTGGGTACGCCACCATAAGTTGAGTTTAATGTCAAATCTTGTATAAATGCAGAGAATTTATATACTTTATAATTCCCTTGAGGATCAATCATATCTAAATAACATACAAAACTTGTAGTGTCTAAACCTTCTATAAAATTATCAAAAAAAGTAATAGGTTGCATATTACTTTGAGACATTTTTATTAATCCACTACCAGATACAGTAAAACTTTCTCTTGCACTTATAAATTCTCTAAAAACACTATTTGTTTTAGGTGCTAATTCTAAAAAATCTTTATTAATAGTTATTGTAGAGTTTTTTGCACAAGCAAATGGATAAACATTACCACTTGCGTTTGTAACTGCTATAACTAACCCTTCTGTTTTTAATACATCAGCCATTATTGATATAAATATTTATCTTGGTAAGAATCATAAGTTAAAGGAGTATCAACTTGATAATCAAATGTTAAGTACCCTAATGTTAATTGTACCTCTAAAATATTACTATCAATCCACAAATTTAATGTGTCATTTGTGGCTAATGTAATACCAGGTTCGTTAAAGTAAGCATTAAACCCTTCTGGTAAATTATTTACATTTATAGTGTAAGTAGATATATTTGAACCATTTTTTTGTAAATATATATAAACTGTTGTAGGAGTTGAATTTACATAATTTACATATCCTCCTACTGTTGCTTCTATATCTACTGTAATTGTATTTGCACCAGTATATGTTAAAACATAAGATCCATTTATTGTAACATCTGCTGGTTCAGTAATTGTTAATGGAACATAGTTTGTTGAACTATATGTACCAGCTATTACTTCAGCTTCAAAATATTCTGTTACATCTTCACCTGCATCTTCTCCAGCGTTATATATTTCTTCTAATGTAGCTGACCATGTTGCATTTGCAAAATCAATTTCTTTTAAATTTAAAATTGCATATACTTTATTTGGATCATCATCTACAAATTTTATAGTATTAATTAATCCAATAGGTTGATTTGTATTAAATGCTAATCCATAAAAATTAGCATCAATTTTATTTCTATTAAATCTATTGTGTTCCCAATGTGCAACTGCGTTTTGTTTTCTAAAACTAAAACTTTCAGTGTTATATCTATACCTATACCAATCCGGATTTGTTAATGTAAGTCCATCTGTTTCAAATATAGAGCCTTTATATACTCTACTAACACCATCATCTAAATATATAGTTTCTTGATAATTATTTTTTAAATCATCTGATTTTGTAAATATTGATTGAACTCCAGTTATTCCTCTATTATTCATACCAGCAAATCTGGTATATAAATCAAATCTTAAATTTTTTAACCATTTTTCTTGTCCAGTAGTTGGAAAAGCATTTGTCATCCATAAAATAATATACAAACTACCACTATCTGGTAAAATATCTGTATCTATAGTATTTGTCATCCAATCAGTAGATTTAGGAACATCTGTTCCATCATAGTAATTAGAAAATTGTTTAAAATTTAATGTAAAAGAAGCATTTGACTGAAACCATTCACCTCTTTCATCTACTGTATAATTATTTGTATTACCAACTAAAAGTATTGCACCCCAAACATCATTATAAGCACCACCAGATGGGTCTAATTTATATCTATGATCTATAGACATTGTAAATTTTTCACCTGCTAAAACTGGTATTGCACAACTTTTCATATATCTATATTCAGATGCGCCTTGTGGTATAGAAACATAATTTTCTTCTAAATTTCCATTTGCATCAAATATTTCATTTCTAAGCAATGATCCAGATGTAGGAGTAGTTGGAGAGTTTATTACTGTTCCAGCATAATAATTCCAATCTATAACATTATATGTTTTTAATAATGATGTATTTGTAACAATACTACCCCTAGAAAATGATTGATTACATACAATTTCATTAAATTGATTGTAATCAAATTGTATTGTATCTTTTTTGGTTCTTCTTCTTATGAACCTAATCATTTCTGGTGATATAGGTTTTACCTCTGAATTTATACCAACTTCAATATCATATCTAGTATTTATAGAGCTTCTTGTTCCTATAACAGATCTATATCCTCTTAGATTGTCATTAAATGATATAAACATATCTTCTAATCTTACTATAAACCAATATCCTTTATACATGAATATTGTTTGATTAAAAGCTCTATTTATTTTTTCAATTACTGTATAACAATCATCATAAAATTGATCTTGTAATTGAAATGTTTTGGCAGAAATTTTACATTGATCAAGCGGGCTTGTATTTGAAGCATCGCTCATTACATCATTATATAAATTATTAATAATACTATGAGTTCCAAAAGATTGTACAGTATTTTGCATTGCATAACCCAATAAATCAATTGGAGTAACTGTGCCAGTTATTTCATTACCATTATTATTTAATTGTATATTTTTTAAATATCCAAAACCTTCAGATGCAGTAATCGTAATAAAATGATTTGTATCTACCCATGTTTCTTGAAAATCATCTTGTAGTAAATACCCATACCAATATGGAGTATTTAAATCTATATATGTAAATATTACTAATATATCAGTATCTTGATTAGCTAAAAAATTATCTATTGAAACCCCAGATGCTGACGCCAAAATTTCAATTTCTGCAAGTTGAGGCCTTATTGGTTTAAATAAATCTTCATCTGTATTAAATTCTCTTAATACAAAAGGTCTTTCACCGCCAGTTAATTCAATAACAGAGCCAGTATAACCTTCATATAATAATTGTACTCTTGCATCATGCCCATCAAGAGTTTTAAAGTTTATTCTATATTTTTCGCTTCTAGCCAACTCTATTTATTGTTGAATTTGTTCTATTTAAAACTCCTACTAAATCACTTCCTCTTTGTACAAATACTACTTGTCCACTTATACCCATAGCACCACCCATTCCACCAAAATTAGCTTGACCTCCAGTATCTGCTAAATAATCACCTAATGTGCTTGTACTAAATCCTTGTAATAATTTAGAAACACCAGCACCAGATCCAGGTGCTAGTATATTTGCTAAAACACTTGCAATAGCAGTAGTAACAAGTTCTGATGCTATTCTTTTTAATACATCAATAACTATTTGACCAAATTCTTGCCAAGAGGCTTTACCTTTTGTAAGAAGTATATCAAATAATCTTGTTAATGGTTCTTGTATTAACCCCCTAATTGTATTATTTATCTGATTAGCTCTTTTATTAACAGATTTAGTTAATTCACTTAAATATTGATCATATAATTTTATATCTTCTTTACTAGGTGCAAAAGGACTTTTAAGATTATTTATTGGCCCCCCTACATCTGGTACTGCTATTCTTATTCTTTTTGCTAATTCTATATTATCTTGACTTAATTTATTTGTTTCTTTCAGAAATTTAATAAATTCATCAGATCTAGCTGGTAATTTTTGAAATAGATCCTTATATTCATCTTTTACTTTTTTAATTTTTACTGGATCTAAAACTGTATTATCTAAATTAGTTAAAGTTAATTCTGTAAATATATTTTTTAAATCATTTATTCTTGATCTTAAATCAGATACTATTTTAGCTTGATCTAAATATTTTTGATTTACTAATCCAGTTGCAGCCCCTCTTGCATCTTCAGCTAATGCAAATTTTGTTAAAGCACCACCAAAATCAGTAACACTATTTATATTTGCTTTTGTTAAATCATTAACTCTTTTATATTCAGCTGGTAAATTTTTAACAATATCTAATAAAGCTCTATTTTGCTTATTAAATTCTTTTGTTGTTTCTACAATCTCATCTTCATATCCCTTAGCTAATGCTTGATTTAAAATTGACTGAGTATATTTATCAGTCAACTCTGTAAGTGTTTTTAATCCATCACCCTTTAAACTTAAACTGCCAAAATAATCATCAGATACTTGCTTAAGTTGTTGTAATGCTAAAGTTTTATTTTTATAACTTGTTGAAGTGTCTAATAAAACTTTTGATAATGTTTGTACTTTTAATATTTGACCTTCTACACTAGCAGTTGCTTGATCAGTTATATCCTCTGATGATTTAGCATTTTTATTAAAATCCTCGTATGATTTTGCTAGATCTTCAAATTTCTTTTTAGTTAAATCTACTTTTCCAAATAATGAATCAAACGCATTACCTATACTTCCATATTTTTGAACAAGTACAGTTACGGCAGAAGTAATGGCACTAAAAGCAAAAAATAAACCTGCTGGTCCTATTAACTGACCAGCTAATGCTTTTACTGCATTTGTAGCACCTCCAGATTCTGTTGATAATTCTTGAAATGATTTAACTAAAAAAGGCAAGTTATTTTGAATACCTATAAATCCATAAGGTAAATCTTGAACAACTAAACTAAGATTAGTCAATGCAGTTCTTGATGTCTTAGCAAATGTTTCTATTTGCTTACCAACTTCTAATAAATTCGTTTGACCCCGTACTTCAAGACTCATTACTTAATCTTTTAAATATATCTCTATATTCTTGTTCATTTACAATTTCATTTTCATCGCCTGGCAATTCCCAAAGAGCTTCTGGTGTTTTGGGAGATGTTTTTGGATCTCCCATCAACTTTACCATTGTAAACATAAGCATTCTTGTTTGCTTATATGTATCTACTTTTTTAGCTTGATAACCTTTTAACATTAATGAAAAATGTCTAGGAGATATGCTAAAAAACTCATTAGGCATTAATCCAAGTTCACCAAATGCAAACTCTTCTATTTCTTCCCACGAGAATTCTTTTTTTTTGATCCATCACTTACTTTACTTTGTATAAATTCAGATGATGCCCAAATTTCTATTATAGATCCTATCTCTTTCATAACATCTTGATTTAAAATGTTAATTTCAACAAAATCTACAAAATCCTCAAAGGTATATTTTTGCTCTTGATCTTTTATTATACAATTATTATAATAACCACTGTATAATATATGAGCAATTCCAATTTCAGTTATTTGATTATTAGTGAAAGATGTTCCTTCTACAAACTTACCTTCAGATAAATATCTAAATGAAGCCATCCCAAATTTAAGTCCAATCTTTTCACCATCAATAGTAATAGTAGTATAATTCATAATTAAACAGTTACGTCAATTGTGCCAGTAGAAGCAATTGTCCCAGAGAAGTTTATAAACTCGGTTGTAGCTTGGTTGAAAGTCAATGATGTGATATAACCAGCAAATTGATGGTAATATGCAGCACCAGTGCTTGAGCCAGTTACGGTTGGATTTTGAACTCTAACTGTAACAAGTGTTTTGTTAGCAAATGCTGAAAGCAATGAGTTGTAAGATACTTGAGATACAGTAGGAGCGGTTTCGCAAATTGCATCAAAATCCAAACTCATTTGTGGCTCACCTACCGCAGTAAGAACTCCACAGTTTGTTTGATCGGTGGTAGAATCTACTGTTGAATTAACAGAAGATGTACGCAAACACACGAGATTTTTATATGACGTTCCACCAGCTACGTCAATCTCGATGTTTTGTAAAGAACCTTGTACTTGTGCCATTGTTGTTTTATTTTTGGTTTACTAAATTGTTTATTGTTATAATTTTTCTTATAATAAAATTCTGTTCATTATATATACTTAAATATCTTGATCCAGTTCTTGACATAGCAAAAATTTGAAAATCAGAATCTCCTATATCTTGTATTCCAGTTGTTGGTATTAGTAAAGTTAATATTTGATTAGCAATATTATCTACAACACTATTATCTTGTGTCATATATTGTTCACTAAAAATATCAATGTTGACATCAACATTTGATGTAAAACTTTGATTTGTATTTTGAGCAGATTCGTTTATTTCTTCTATAACAACATAATTTTTTGGAGGTGTTTTAAATGAATTATTACCATAAACTGGTACATTTTGACCATTATATGTAATAAAGCCATTTAATTTATTTAAATATGCAGTTCGTATGTTATTACTACAATCTTTCATTTCTGTCTAATATTCTTTGCATATTTGAAATTAATACCCTCATCCATGATGTAAAAGTAGGATAAAAATATGGAGAAGGCCTTAACCATCCCCTTCCATTTTTATAATATTCTTTTGCTAAAGTTTGCCATTCCTTATCTTTTCCAGGATATTGTGGAAAATATCTACCAGTTCCAAATTCAATATAAGCGGGTAAGGCTTGTTTTGGATTTTGTGGATCTGAACCTCTTCCAGCTATTAAACTATAATCTAACGTTTTATTTTTTTTATACCTAATTGAAGATCTAATATCACTATATTCTGGCTTATCTTTTGGGTTTTCTGGATTAGGAAAAATTTGTTTAGCAGTTGTGGTCATATTAACAAAAGCAGCTTCCATTTCATTATCTAATTCTACAACAATTTTGTCATAATAATTGTCAAGATTAGACAGCATTTTATCTAGCCCTATTATTTGAAATTTAGCTGATGGCCTTGCCATTATATTACTACTTTTTTATATTGATGATAATTTAAGCCATCCCAGTTAGGATATGCTTGTAAAAGCCCATCTCTGCCATCACCTTGGAATTTCTTACCTCTATTCTCATATTGCCATGTAGTCAATGTAAGAATATCTGTTGCAATATCCTCTGGTACTGCACTATAACCACTCTGGTATTGCACCTCATAGTTTCCTTGAGTATAAAGCCACAATTTACCAGCAATTACCTCATAGTCATCATTCTTAGTAAGTGATTCCCAGCTATTTATGCCAGTTTTTATCTTAACACTATCAATGCAAATAACTGGTCCGTAAGGTAAATCTACCATCCAAACACTTGGCTCATAGCCAGTTGTCTGAATATAGCTTTTAAGTAGTTTATTTACAAACGCAACACCAGTTATCTTCTCAATATGTACTCTTGATGCATTAATTAATGATTGTATTAAAGTATCATCTGATGTATAATCAATTCGCATCCAATTCTTTGCGTCAGTTAAGCTCACTGGTTCAACGACCCCATCAGCTAAGATCGCCGTTCCGTTTATATA